TTGCCAAAGGTCGGACAATTACTGGTGGCACGATTACCACCTCAGGTGATTGGACTGTTCATACGTTTAATGACACAGGTAGTTTGGTGGTGGCATGAGCAGGTCTGGTGCGCGTACACGTCCGTCCACTATTGTTGGTCAGTGGTTTGGTAACGGTTGGCAGGCTCCCGTTTACACGTTCAGTCTTGAATACTTGATTATTGCTGGTGGCGGCGGTGGCGGCAACGACGATGGTGGTGGAGGCGGTGCTGGCGGCTACAGGTCGTCGGTCAGTGGCGAAAACTCTGGCGGTGGCGCATCGGCTGAAAGTGTCCAAGCAGTAGCGATTGGTTCATACACAATTACTGTTGGTGGCGGTGGCGCAGGTAAAGCATCTGGGTCTGGTGGTGCAGGAACATCGGGAACGGATAGTTCTGCTTTTAGTTTGACTGCCACAGGTGGTGGCGGTGGTGGCGGTTTTGACGCCTTCGGTGCCGCTGGGAATGGTGGTTCTGGCGGTGGTGGCGCTGGCGGTGGTAGCGCACAGTCAGCGGGAACTGGCACTTCGGGTCAAGGTTACAACGGTGGTGCTGGTACTGGTACCGCATCTGGTTATGGCGGTGGTGGCGGCGGCGGTGCTGGTGCTGTTGGACAGTCCACGCAATCTGGTGGTGTCGGTGGCGCTGGTGGTGCTGGAGTTGCATCGTCAATTACTGGTTCTTCGGTAACTCGTAGCGGCGGCGGTGGTGCTGGTTCGCGCTCAACAGGTGGGGCTGGGGGAACTGGGGGCGGTGGTGCTGGCGGGAACAATGCAAACGGTTCTGCTGGCACCGCAAATACTGGTGGCGGTGGTGGTGGTGCGGGGCAGGACGGCACCTCTGGCACTGGCGGCGCTGGCGGTAAAGGTGTAGTCATTGTCCGTTATTTGACGGCTGCCCCTGGTGCTGTTGGCTTGTCTGTGTCTGGTGGGGATTCGTCTGGCACTGATGGCTCGTACACTTACCGCGTGTTCAACAACACTGGAAGTTTGACAATCTCATAAAGGACTGATTATGGCATACATGGCTCAACTTGACGAAAACAGTGTGGTGACCCGAGTTCTTTCGGTGTCCAACAACGACTGCCCGGACCCGGCCCCGAGCAACGAGGCGCAAGGTGCAGCGTTCCTTGAATCACTTGGTCTCGGAACGAACTGGAAGCAGACTTCGTACAACAACAACTTCCGCAAACAATACGCAGGCATCGGCTACACCTACGACGCGACTGCTGACGTGTTTGTTGCACCGCAACCGTTCCCGTCGTGGTCGTTGGATGGTAACCATGACTGGCAGGCGCCGACACCGATGCCGACAGACGGGGAACTCTACACTTGGGACGAGGACACCCTCACCTGGGTGACGGTTGAATAACACACAAACCGACACAAACGGCGGACGAAAAGGATTTTACAATCCAGCCACCGCCTTTGAGTGCCCCCCACGGTTGAATGATGAAACCCCAAAGACGGTGACCAAACCCACCGTCTCGTCAACGGCACCCAACAAACTAAACGACAACCAGTGATAGTGTCAAATCATGGTCAAGAAACCCGCACGCAAAACACCAGTGAAAGTCGGCATCACAGAAAAACAATGGCAAGCACTTCTCTCCTACCTGCGATCCGCAGTAGCAGCAGTCGTCGCCGTTGTCGCCACCCTCGACTGGACATACGACGATCTCGCTAAAGCTTTCGTTGCCGCACTGATCCCGCCTGTGTTGCGGTGGATCAACCCGAAAGACCCAGCGTTCGGTCGTGGCAGCGAAACGTAAATACACCGGGACAAGCGACGGCCCAGCATCAGGGAAACGGGCAGGCACCGAAGAGTTTGTTCGCCAAATAAACAAGCTGTCCGGCGGCAAACTGTGGAACAACGGCACATGGGTTGTTCGCAACATGGCTGGCAAACAGTCTTTGTCGGTTCACGCCACAGGTCGGGCTATGGATTTGTCGTACCGCGGCAAACAGGGCGGACGTAAAGAAGCCCAGCGGATTATGAAACTGTTGGTGCAACACAACGCCCTGTTGCAAGTGGAAATGATTTTGGATTATTTCCCCACCCCACACGGACGAGGCTGGCGATGCGATCGACAGGTGTGGTCCCGATACACCCGCAAAACGATCACGGGTGCCCCTGGCGGCGATTGGATACATGTAGAAATTTCACCGGCTATCGCAGATTCCCCACAGCTGGTGAAGACTGCGTTTGCTAGTTTGACACAAGTATGAGTGCCGCCACCGCCAGTGTTCTTGCTGCCACGATCAGTGGCGGGTTTGCTGTGGTTGTGGCAATCATCCACAGGTTCCGTAAAGAAAACAGTCGGGATCACGAAGTAGTGATGGGGATGCTTCGCATAGTACACAAGTCCCAGCAGAGGACCGAAGACAAAGTTGACCGGGTTGACGAACGGCTGACCGAACACCTATCCTCCCATGCACACGGGAAGGTGCTTGACAATGGGACAGCAGTTCACAAAACTAGAACTCGTCGCAATCGCTAAGTTTCTACGGAAGGTCTACCCAGGGCAGGCTGACCAGGACGCTTTGTGGCGGCTCATAGAAAAAACCGAACAACTCGTCAAGGGGAAACATGGAACAGCAACCAACCGCAGGCGCGGAGATAGTGAAGGAGGCGTATGACCTGATAACAGGTCAACGTCAAAACGATTACAGCCACCCGTTAGAAGATTACCGGCGCACCGTCAACATCTACAACGCGCTAATGGGCGAAGACGTGATGACGGTGGAGGACGGCATCCTGTTCATGGTGTGCATGAAACTGTCACGACTCGTCAACGAAATCGACAACCAGCTGGATGTCCCCGACAACACTCGGGACGCCATCGGTTACCTCGGTTGTTTGCAAATGGCACGGGTCGCGTTACGAAAGAACGACGACGAACTGTCAGCTCTTATTCAACGTATCCGCATGGAAACAAGGGAGGGTGACTATGGGGTTCGCTGACCAGATCGCAGTGGAGGTGGGGCGCAGCACGTTCCGTTACAGGAAAGCTGACGAGATCAAAGCCAAACTCAGCCCCGAAGATCACGCACAGTTCTTGGCGGCACTCAGCGATCCGACTGTTCCGGCAGCCAGTATCGCCCGCGTGTTACGCAACATGGGCATGGAGATCAGCAACGCATCAGTGCAGAACCTAAGGAAACAGCATGTCGTTCAATGACAAACTGACTGAGGAAGCACAACTGCTGGAGAAAGCAGACTTGGTGAAAGCCCGCCGTGAGCGGGACATTGCCACGTCCGAGGTGAACCGTCTGCGTGAACAGTTGGATCAAGCCAACCGCGCACTGTCAATCATCGAACGGGTCGAGTCGTCAGAGCTAGAGCCGCCGAAGTGGTTGACTCCAGCCAAGCCGAAGAACTCGGCAGCCACCCTGCTACTCATGCTGTCCGACACCCACTTTGATGAGGTGGTGAACCCAGCGGAGATGGAAGGGTTGAACGCATACAACCGTGACATCGCAGTGCAACGGTTGAACAGGTGGGCTGTGAACACGGTGAACGTGGCACGTCACTATTTGGCGGGTGTCACCTACGACGGTGTTGTCCTCATGTTGGGTGGCGACATCTTCTCCGGTGACATCCACGAAGAACTAGCGGAGACGAACGAGGATTCGATGATCGGCTCCGTGCTGTTCTGGTCAGAACAAGTCGCCGCCGCAGTGGACATCCTCGCCTCAGAGTTCGGCAAGGTGCATGTCCCTGTGGTGATCGGCAACCACGGACGCACCACCCGCAAACCCCGCATGAAACTCCGAGCCAAAACCAACTTCGATTGGCTGCTCGGCAAGATGGTGGAGAAACATTTCACCGGGGATAAGCGGGTCACGTTCCAAATCCCTGAGGCCACCGACGCCCTCATCAAGATTTATGACTGGAATCACCTGCTCACCCACGGAGATCAGGTGTCTGGTGGCGGGGGGATCGGCGGCATCTATCCTCCTATCATGCGTATGAGGGCGAGGAAAGCGCAGCGGTATCTGACCACTGGGCAGGACTTCTCAACCCTGTGGATCGGGCATTGGCACCAATACCTGCCGTCCCCGCATCTGGTGGTGAACGGAAGCTTGAAGGGGTATGACGAGTATGCGTTCGTCAACAACTTCCAGTTTGAGCCACCGCAGCAGGCGTTAGCCGTGGTCACACCGAAGCACAACGTAACCTTTCACGCACCGATCTTTGCTTTAGACAGGAAGAAAGAAGGCTGGTGACATGAGCTGCCCGTGGTCGCTTGTAGCAGTGCATTGGACTGACGCGTTCGATTCAGAGAACGGTTGGATAGATGTTGAGGACTACAAGCCGTCACCGACCACGGTTGTTTCTGTCGGATTCCTATGGCCTGACTGTTTGGAAGGTTACGTTTCGATCACAGGCTCCTATATGCCTGACGAACCACCGGACTTGCATACGGTGGGCATGGTCGTTCACATCCCGAACGGCATGGTCAACAAAGTGGTGTTGTTAGGTGAACCTAACTGGTCTGAAATAGTGGCTTGACTTTGTAACACCCCTCCGTTACCGTGAGGGAAAACCAACAAGAGAAGGGGAGAACATGAAGCATTTCCGCATACCCAAACCCGTCCACGGTTCGCAAGCTTGGCTTGAAGCCCGCTGGAAGAACGCTGAGGGACTGCCACAAATCGCAGCCTCAGCAGCCGCCGCGGTACACGGTGAACACAAGTTCATCAGCACCACCGATCTTGCTATCGAACTGATGGCAGACACGGCACCGGAACCGAAGCCTGCAACGAACGCCATGTTGCGTGGCACCACACTGGAACCAGCGATCCGCGAGTGGGCTGAATACACACTGAAGAAGCCGCTCGTTGAGCCAGCCGAACTGTTCTGCTACGAGGAAGACGGTGTGCGTCTTGTCGCCACCATTGACTCAATGGATGCGGACGGCAACGTGTATGAGCAGAAGACCTCGAACAAGATGTGGCGTGGGGAACTGCCGCGCTACTGGTATTGGCAGGGTGTCCAGCAGGCGATCTGCTGTGATGTTCCGGAGATCACTTGGGTGATCTTTGACTCCACCCTTGATCTGCATTTCTACAAGCAGACGGTCACCTCGGATGAAAAGCAGGTGCATATTCAGGCGGTGCGCACGTTCTTGTCATTCATCGACATGGGCATCTTGCCGCCTGATGCACAAGCCACTTACGAGAACATGTCCACTTTGTATCCGAAAGGTGAGGGCGGGGCTGACGCCGCGAAAGAACTTAGCCAAGCTGGGGTGGATGCGGTGCGTGCGTTGAAGACCGTGAAGAAAGAACTGTCTGTGTTGGAGAAGCGTGAGGATGAACTGAAGGCGCTGATCTGTGCCGAGCTGGGCACCTCCGAATACGGGTTGTTGAACGATGAGATGTTGGTGACATGGAAAACGTCCACCCGCAAGTCGTTTGACCTGAAGAAGTTTGAGGCCGATCATCCGGCGCTCGTCCAGAAGTATCAAAAAGAAACAACCGTTCGTACCTTGCGTACGGCAGGAAAGGAACAGCCATGAGATTCAACCTTGACAACTATGAGACCGTGGAAGCACGGCTCGCAAAGTTCTGGGAGCAGTACCCGAACGGGCAAATCTTCACCCAGATTTACTACTACGACGAAAACCGTGTCGTGTTCAAGGCCGAGGTCTACAAGGACATCACCGACCCTCGACCTGTGGCGACAGGGTTCGCGGAAGAAATCCGTGATGCTTCGCCGGTCAATAAAACTTCGTTCGTCGAGAACGCGGAAACGTCGTCAATCGGGAGGTGCCTCTCAAATTTTACGTTCCAGTCGAAGACGGCACCGCGTCCGTCGCGTGAGGAGATGGAGAAGGTGGCACGGGCGCAGCAGCCGCAGCCCGTGTCACCTGCCGATCTGATGAAGAAGTTCCGTGAAGCCTGCGCCAAAGACGGACTCGACCCCGAGACCGTGGCAAAGGAAGCAGGTGTTGATCTCAACGAGTTGACTGACGCTGACTTCCCGAAGTTGCGTGACCAGTTCAAGAAAATGCAGGCAGAAAAGCCAGCACCAAAGCCGGACACGATTGCCGAGCAGGTGAAGGCTGTGTTCCCTGATGCTCAAGAAGAAAAAATTGAGATCAAAGACCCTGAGTCCCCGGCTACGTCAGGTCAGATCGGGAAGATTCGTGCCATGTTGAACGCTAAAGGTGTCGGCCCGATGAATGAAAAGATTGACAAGTGCGCCGACATTATTGACCGCCCTCTGTCTCGGATGGAGAATCTGAAGAAGGGTGAAGCATCACGGATCATCGAAGTTCTGGAGACGCGATGAGCGACGACAAGGCAACTGAGCACAGCACGGAACTTTCCGAATGTCTGGCTGAGAAAACTCAACTTCGCAGGGACATAGATACGTTGATGAAGATTGCAGATGATTGGCGTGATGTTGCCAGAGTCATTGCGCGTGACTGGATTCCTGTCAAAGATTTACAGAAAGCCTATGTTGACCACGTGTTCTTGAACATCTATCAGGAAAGGCAAGACGGTGAATGATGAACGTAAAGGCGAATGTCAAGGCAACCATGAGCGTTGCAACTTGGACGGATGCCCCCTGTTTGGCACTTTGGGACGACCAGACCGTCACGGAGTACGCCGCGTCAGAGGATGTTCCGATCCTGCGGCTCGCGGTCGCAGAAATAGAACCAAAGGCGACAGCAAAGCGCGTCGTGCCCGTAAAAAGTTGGGGTTGGGTGGTCACCTTACCCGTCACGAAGAAAACTGGGGTGGTGCTTTTCGTACCGAGATCAAAGCAGGCTTACAGGTCAGTCCGATTGCTACGCGTTTCGTCCAGGCGAAGTCTCAGTCTGACGCGGCGAAAGCGTTGGGTGACGTTCGCCCGTTCGTGATGGTGGCGATGCCGGACGGCACATCGAAAGGGATCATCCTCATGGATTTGGACGAGTTCTCCGAGCTGGTGGCGTTGTTGACCGACTATGCTGGGCAGGGTTAGATGGATTGGCTTTCCCGCCTGTTGGCAGGCGTCGCCGCTACCCTCGCAGTCGTAGGGTTTGGAGGGGCTAGCCCAGCGACCCTTCCCGCACCCCCACCCCGGCCCCTTGCGCTCGTCTCAGAGCGTCTGGACGCGTCTCAGACCCCTCCCAGAAGCACGATCCCCGACACCCGGCTGTGCCCCCAGTGGTGGGAGTTGGCACGGCAGGCAGGGTGGACCAAAGACCTGCTCCCCACCCTCGACTATGTGCTGTGGCGGGAATCCCGCTGCGACGCAACAGCCCACAACACCACCCGCAACCGGGACAAGTCAGCCGACCTCGGCCTCACCCAAGTCAACAACCGCAGCTGGTGTCTACCCACCCGCTACTACCCGAAGGGGTACTTGCAAACCGTAGGTGTTCTCTCTACTGTGGGATGCGAACAACTGTTCGATCCGATCCACAACCTGCGTGCCGCGAAAGCAATCTTTGACTATGCCCAAGAAAAAAACGGGAACGGCTGGCAGCCGTGGAAACTATAGCTACATGGACTTACTCAACGAACTGAAACTTGTAGACCCAGACCAAGAATGGATGGGACTTGCCGCCTGTAAAGGACAGGACTCGACCCTGTTCTTTCAGCAGCGTGGCGGGAACCAGCATCACGGTAAGGCGTACGACATTTGTAATGCTTGCCCTGTGCGTGTCCGTTGCCTAAAGTTCGCTGTGAACAACAACATCGAACACGGCATTTGGGGCGGGCTAACACCGAATCAGCGTCGGGTTCACCACCATCAAGGGAGATACCGGGCATGACAGAGAACGAAGTCATCACCTATCAGGCATGGCTGAACGATCTACAGATAACAGTGGACTCGTTGCGTGAGCAACGGGACGAAGACCGCGTGCGGATCGCGGACCTAGAAAAACAGGTAGTCATGTACCGCAGCATGATTGACCGACTCAAAATCGCGTTGAGCGAGGGGAGAGAACTATGAACACTTGGTACAAACTGAAGGACGATTCGTGGGGTGTCAAGATTCGCCACGACGGACAAGAAGGCGAAGAAGTGCAGGTCACTTCGAAGAATGGTGATACGAAAACGGCGTGGCTTGTGAAGCGTGCCGCCAAGTTTGATGACGCCCAGCTTTGGTCGGTGACCAGTAAGAAGCCTGCGAACGCTTTCGTTCCTGAGCCGGAAGACTTTGACGAGCAGCCGTTCTAAGCGACAGTATCCGCGTTGTGAGAAATGCGGAGGGGAGATGGTACTTGGGCAGGATCGTACGCACTATGTGTGCGATCCGTCCAAGTTCATCGTGTATCTAAACAAGAAAGCGGAGAACCGTGCGAAGCGTAAAATGTCGTAGATGCGGCGGCCTCGTCGTTCATAACGAACGCCACATTGAGGGCTGTCTGTGTGATCCTGACGCACCAACATGGGTGTACATCCAGCGGGATGGCACTGTGCGAGGGCTGTCGCAGGCAGAGTGGGAGGATGTCGAATGAAAGTGTTGTCATTGTTCAGCGGTGTCGGAGGGTTTGACCTCGGACTAGAACGCGCCGGGATGGAAACCGTGTTCCAATGCGAGTGGGATAAGCACGCCACCAAGATTCTTGAACGGCACTGGCCCGATGTACCACGTTGGGGTGACGTATCGACCCTCACTGGGCAATACATCTTGGATCATGCGCCCGTCATTGACGTTGTGGCGTGGGGTTCACCATGCCAAGACCTGTCCGTCGCAGGGAAACGAGCAGGGTTACAGGGTGCTAGGTCGGGGTTGTTTCATGAGGGTATTCGGATTATCAAAGAACTGAGGGAGCTTACAGATGGACAGTATCCACGATTCTCTATTTGGGAGAACGTCGCAGGGGCCTTATCGTCCAGTGGAGGTGCCGACTTCGGGCAAGTCCTCTACGAAATGGATGAAGCAGGGGCGTGTTTCTCGGAGTGGCGCCTGTTGGATGCGCAATACTTTGGAGTCCCCCAACGGCGTAGACGAGTGTTCGTCGTCTCTGTCTTTGATTCTGGAACCGCAGCACGTTGTCCCGATCCGCTATTACCTGTCAGCGAAGGCGTGCGAGGGGATTCTGAGGCGGGCGAACCGTCGCGGGAAACAGTTGCCGGAACGGTTACAGAAAGCATTGGAAACAGTAGTTTCAGGATGCGTGGCTTCGGAGACTACGCCGAAGACGCAATAGCTTCAGCGCTGAAATCGCGGGATCACAAGGACGCAACCGATCTCGTCGTCCAGGAACCGATCTTGATAGATCGTGCCGCGTACAACCAGGGCGAGAACGCACAGTTTGACATCCACATCTCCGACGACCCAGTTTCCCCAGCGCTTGTGGCTCGTGGCCCGCACGCTGTCGCCACGTTCACGAAAGGTAAGCGTGCCCAGTCCGTTGCCGACGATGAGACGTGGGATGAGGGCAGGCCAGCGCCGACGCTGAACGCTTTTGACCAGGGTGATACACGCGCCACGACCGTAATCGTCGGGTCATTGCAAGCCCGTGATTACAAAGGGGCTAACCATGAGGGTGCAAGGGATGGGAAACTTATTACGGAACCCTTATTGTTAGATGGTCGGCGCAACGACGATGTGCGTGTCTATGATCCGCCCGTCCAAACATTGCAGGCACGGATGGGCACCGGGGGGAACAATGTGCCAGCGATTGGCTTTGATACACAAGCGGTGCGTCGTCTCACCCCTGTCGAATGTGAAAGGTTGATGGGCTGGCCCGACGGATGGACGGATGGTCAAGCTGACTCGCATCGTTACAAGCAGTGCGGGAACGGTGTCGCTTCCCCGGTAGCCGAGTGGATCGGGAAGCAGATCATCAACCTATGACTACGACACTCTGGCTCTGTCCGAATTGCGGTCGTCGCATCGCACTCCATGTCACGCCGAGCGTTCCACCGACGTGTAGTAATCCTCTCAAACATTCGACGAGAATCATTATGATGAGCAGAGTCCCCCACCCCTCGGAGAAAAGGAAATACAAGGGGCAGGGGTGACTCCGCCGGTTAGCGACGGCGAGGGTAGTGTGATCCTCGCTTTTCTGATGGTCGCTTCACGAACTTGTCTGATTCTATCTGCCTTGGTCGGGTATCTGTCAAGTAGTTGCCGTCAATAGCAGCGCGACAAGCTGACTCTGTACCCCAACGGTATGCGAGATGCGGGTGTTTGCTGAACGTGCGTCCTTGCCAACGGTATTCGCCCGCCCAGTATTTGCCGTCTTTGCGTACGGCTACCCACGCTATGCGTGGTTCGGGTTTGCGGAAGTGTTGCCGAAGGACGGTGAGGATCAGCGACCTGCCAGCCATCTGACTATCACATGTGCGAACGGGTAAATCACTGCCATGAGCAGCCCTGCGATGAGCGGGCTGGTGACGATGAGCAGTCCGATGCCTGCTGTGAACGTGGCTGCGAGTGCTGGCCCGATGATCGGGCGGGTCATGCGTCCACGATTTCCAGCAGCTCAGCTTTGCGGGTCATGTGAGCTTCCACACTCCATGCCTCACCTAGTTCGTGCTCAACTATTGCGTCAAGCGCACGCAACACGGCGTCGCGTTGCCGGATTTGGTCGTTCGTTCTCATGAGCCGACCTGCTCGATGTCCACGTCGTAGCCCAAGCTTTGCCAGTAGGTTTCCAGTTCCTCGGCTTGTGCGAGGGTGAGAAGGTGATCGTTGATCTCTGATCCGCCTACCCATACGGTGTACCGTGCTTCGCTCATGTCTAGTTTCCTTCCTCGGTTACTTCGATAATCACTTCGTCTATTTGGTCGTAAATCATGACTGACTCGTACTCCCCTAACCCTCGGCTGTCCATAATGTGAACTACCGCAGCCCAGTCACCGTCGGTTAGTTCCTTGCCTGTTCGGTGAAGGTACGGCCCGTCGAATAGGTCTTTCGCCCAGTATGCGAACACGATTTCGTCGTCCGGCTGGTTGTATTCGTTGAGCATGGCTATTGCTTCTGACACTTTCATTAGTTAGTTTCCTTTCTCTTCTGCCAGCACCAGCGCACGAAGCTGCTCGTGGTGGGTCGGGTAATAGTTGTCGCCGTTCGGGAACAGTTCCCTGACTGCGTGCGCATACCAACCGCGCTGCGTGTCTGACCAGCTGTCGAACAGGTCGTAATCTTGCTGTTCCCAGTTGTCGGTTGTGAGGATTAGCAGGTCGTCGGCGTCGCCGTATGACCCGTCCGCTGATAGGTACATTTTCATTTCAGTTTCCTTTCTCTGTTGGTTGTGGTTTCATAACTCGGAAACCCACCTTGTCGCTTTTTCCTTCGCCTGCCATGTCGTCATAACACCCGACAAGCTCCATCACGAAATCACGTTTAGCCCAATGTTTCGGGATAGTGAACTCGACTACTACCGTCTGTGTTTTCATTAGTTAGTTTCCTTTCTCTGTTGTGTATCGGTACGCCCGATGGCGTTCTGCCCGCCTGTATTGGCGGTGGCGTTCTGTTTCTCGCCCTGTCAGGTATCCCAACCCGACGAGCAGGAACGAGAGCAGCGTGACGGCGGCGGTGAAGGCGGGGCTGCTCATGCTTCACCCTGCCAGTGGCAATGCGAGCAGCACCCGCGCCGGATCGTGCCTCGTCGCCGCTTACCGGTAACACGGGACATGGTTTCGCACGGGTCGGTCGTGGCGTGGACTGGACAGAGCAGCGCGGTTTTCGTGCCGTCTGTGTTCGTTGCGCACGAGCAGCTCGGCGTGATGTCGGCGGTCATTCGTCGTCTGTTTCGATGTATCGGGGCGGGTTGTCGATCATGTAGTGAACGGTGCGCCATGCTGCGAACACGAACCCGCATAGGGACACGGCGGCGATAAGCGGTTCCATGTTCACGCCCACTCATGCGATAGGACGTAATCGGCGCGGTCGCGGCCCTGATACAAGACCCACGACAAGCCAGAAACAAGGTGGAACCCCATGTCCATACCGCACCCGCCTACCCTGATAACCCATTGGCCCCGGCGGTCTTTCGGTTTATCGCCAAACGCGAGCGCAGCAAGGTAGGTGATGTTGCGCAGATCGTTACCGTCGATCGTGAATAGTGAAATGTCCCGCGACATTCCCGACGACGAGACATGACGCAGCACGGTGTGGACGACGGGTTTTTCCTGTCCGTCGAACAAGGCGCGCAACGTCGCCCGCGCCTCATCCCTTTCTGCTTGCTGTTTCTTAGTTAGCTTTGCCATTTCTGGCCCCTTTCTCTGTTGTTGTGTTGTGTTATTCGGTAACCCGCCGTCACTACTGGCGGGCTATCTTGTACGGTAGCCGGGAATCGAACCCGGCGCAAGCACCAGCTACCGTGACCCGTGAGGGCTATTCCATTACCCGAACGTGGCTGGCTGCGTGCCATGTCTCACCTTCACCCGCAAGCGGGCTAACCAGGTAATCGAGGTCGCCGAACCGTTGCCGTACGTCCCGAATCTCTACCGCGAACCGCAACCGCGTGCCGGACACCGACAGGGTGCCACGCTTGCCGATTAGGGCGGTCATCTCTTGCGCGGTCATTGAACAAGTCCACGAACCTTGCGACCGCTTGCGCGTGGAAGTCCCGCCCCCCTTGCTCGACCTCGAAGTCGGCAAGCAGCGAGCGCATCACCCCCGCTACCGCCTCCATGAGTTCTTCTCGATGATCTTCTTGATGAGTTGAGTCCGAGGTCTCTGAAGGTCGAGGGAGTATCTGATCGCTTCTCTCAGCGTTTTGAAGTCCTCAAGGAGATCATCGTGCTCATCGCGAACCTGCCACCACCTAGGACTACCGCCATAGATGACGAAGTCGCCGACCCGGTAATACCCTGAACTGACTCGATACTTCGAGAGTTTCACTTCGGCCTCCTTATAGTCCTTGCGTGTCATCTCATCTCCTTTTCTCGGGGTTCGGGCACTACCCCGAACCGATAACCCAAGCGTACAGCATCTCGCACCCCCTATCAACCCCCCTTGTGTAACACCCAGGTAACAGAATACTGCAAGGCGCACCCAACACAAGTAGGCGGAGGTCTCACTTACTTACCGATTAGTAAGCGAACGTGTGTTCGTCGAACAGGTGTTCGGGGGATGGGGGTGGTTTCTACTGAACGGTCGGTAACCTACCGAACGGACAGTAAGCGAACATGTGTTCGGTGGGTTACTGAACGGTCAGTAAGCGAACTGGGGGTCTGCCGAGCCACCCGCCCGTATGTATATGTATAAGGGTTGGTCTGTGTGTTCATTTTTGTGGTCGGGGGTCGTGTGCCGGGTTTGTG